CAAGTTGGAGAATATAGAGGAAAAATCGATACAAAAGATTTTGGAAATTTTTTAACCGCATTATCGACCGAATATAATAACGCATTACTGGTAATTGAAAACTCAAACGTAGGATGGGCTACGATTCAGCAAGTAATTGATAGGGGATATCCGAATCTATTCTATATGAGTAATGATTTACAATATGTAGATGTAGAAAGGCAAATATCTAACAAATATTATAGACAAGAAAGAAGTATGGTGGCTGGTTTTTCAACAACATCAAAAACACGTCCTCTTATCATTTCGGCATTGGATAACTACATAAAAGATAAAGATATTCTAATACGTTCTAATCGACTAATAGATGAGTTGTTTACTTTTATTTGGAATAATGGTAAAGCTGAAGCTATGAAAGGTTATAATGATGACTTGACAATGGCATTATCTATTGGATTATGGGTTCGTAATACCGCATTAAGATTAAGACAAGAAGGTATAGATTTGACAAGAAATATGTTGAATGCAACCACTATACAAAACAATACGGGTGTATATACTTCTAACTGGCAACAAACTAATCCATATGAAATGGATTTAGGTAGAGGGGAGAAAGAAAATCTAACTTGGTTACTTCGTTAATTTTTATATATTTATATGTTGAAACTATTATAGATGAACGAAGATTTAAATAAATGGTTTAAAGAAAAATGGGTAAACATCGGCAAAAAAGTTGATGGTAAACACCCGCCATGTGGAACTTCGGGAGAAAAAAGTGGATATGCTAAATGTGTTCCTGCTGCAAAAGCTGCTGGAATGAGTAAAAAAGAAAAAGAATCGGCAACTCGTAGAAAAAGAGCTGCACAAAATGCGGCAGGTAGAGGTGGTAGTGATAGTAAGGGGCAAGGTAAAACACCAATATATGTTTCTACTAAACCTAAAAACGAAGAGTGGAGTGAAAAATATAAAAGAAGTATAGATTGTAATAATCCAAAAGGTTTCAGCCAAAGAGCACATTGTCAAGGCAAGAAAAAAAATGAAACAATGAGTATAGAAGAAAAACTAAATCTTTTTTTAGAAAAGAATTGTCCAACCGATGCAGGAAAATGGGCAGCTTCAAAAGCAGCAGCAAAAGCAAAGTTTGATGTATATCCTTCGGCTTACGCAAATGGATGGGCTGCAAAGAACTACAAATCAAAAGGTGGTGGTTGGAGAACTTGTAATGAGAGTTTAGGAGAATTAAACGCATTGCATGAATGTTGGGATGGATATAGGGAAATTGGTGGTAAAATGAAAAATGGCAAAATGGTGCCAAATTGTGTACCAGTAAAAGAAAATATTAAAGATATGAAATTAAAAAGTTTAATGCCCATAAATGCAAAGAATGTAAACGAAAGAATTGATGGCGATACATACAATGCCGATAGTGAGGGTGAAGAGGATTTTACAAAACACCATGCAACATCAATGTATGCACCCGATATGGGATATGGTGCAGAACCGGATACTTATGATTTTGATGATTTAAAAGATACAAAACCTGGCTATCAAAATCCTTCACAAGATAAAGATGTTGAAGATAGAGGATATGAGCCGGTAAAATCAAAAAAAATAAATGAACAAGTAAATGAAGTAGAAGAATATGATGTGGAGAACGGACAAGATATGAAAGAATTCGTTCAGTTTATGAGAGAGTACACACAATACCTAGCTGAAGCAAATTGTCCTTGCGTATATGAAGCCGAATATCAGGGTAGAAAAGTTCAATTGGGTAAACCAATGCAAGGCGATGTTAAAAAATTCAAAGTTTATGTAAAGAACGATAAAGGAAACGTTGTGAAAGTAAACTTTGGTGACCCAAATATGAGAATTAAAAAATCTAACCCAGAAAGAAGAAAATCATTCAGAGCAAGACATAATTGTGATACTCCAGGTCCAAGATGGAAAGCAAGATATTGGTCTTGCAGAAAATGGTAATTTATTTGTTAATATCAAATAATTTCCATATCTTTAAACAAACTATAAAATAACAAATGGCAGATAAATCATTTTTCGGTAGGTTACAAAAACTATTTTCAACGAATACAATTGTTCGTAAAACATCTAAGGGAGTCAAAGTTATTGATACCGATGAGTATCAAACTTTAACAACTAACTTAATAGATAGATACACCCGTATGCGTACACCGCAATATAGTGGTGGATTAATTGAATCAGCAGCGGCATATCAGCAAGTTCGTATAGATTTGTTTAGAGATTATGATGGTATGGATAATGACCCAATTATATCTTCTGCATTAAATATTTACGCAGATGAAGCAACTGTTAAGAATGAATTGGGTGATGTATTAAAAATTAATTGTCCTAATGAAAACACAAAAGAAATTTTAAGAAACCTTTTCTACGATATTATTAATATTGAATTCAATCTATGGCCTTGGACCAGAAATTTAGTTAAATATGGGGATTTCTTTTTACAATTAGAAATTTCACCTGAATTAGGAATTGTAAACGTAACTCCTTTATCCGTATATGAAACGAGTAGAGTTGAAGGATTTGATATGACAAATCCTCAAAGAGTAAAATTTGTTTACTCACCATTTCAGAATCCAAATAGTATGCTATCTACCGCAGGTTCTAAAAAGGAATACGAAAACTATGAAATAGCACACTTCCGTTTATATTCGGATGCAAACTTTTTACCTTACGGAAAATCTATGATTGAAGGTGGTAGAAGAGTTTGGAAGCAATTATCTCTTATGGAAGATGCGATGTTAATCCATCGTATTATGAGAGCCCCAGAAAAAAGAATTTTTAAAGTAGATGTTGGTAATATTCCACCAACCGAAGTTGATAACTACATGCAAAAGATTATCAACTCATCTAAGAAAGTTCCATTCTTAGACCCACAAACAGGAGAATATAACTTAAAATATAATATTCAAAATCTTATCGAAGATTACTATATGCCAGTTCGTGGTAGTGATAATGGTACATCTATCGATACATTAAAAGGATTGGAATATAATATGATTGATGATATCAATTACTTAAAAGGTAAATTGATGGCGGCATTGCAAATTCCAAAAGTATATTTAGGCTATGAAGAAGATATTAGCGGTAAAGCTACTTTAGCTGGACAAGATGTTCGTTTTGCAAAAACAATTGAAAGAATTCAAAAGGTATTAGTATCAGAATTGACTAAAATAGCAATTGTACATTTATATGCACAAGGATTGGATAATGCAGATGATTTAGATTTTTCATTAGAATTAACAATACCATCTAAAATATATGAGCAAGAGAAAGTAGAATTATATACATCTAAAATTGCATTAATTACTCAAATGCAACAAACAAAAATGTTCTCCAAAAAATGGATGTACGATACTATTATGAATATGACTCCTGAAGAGCAAGATGAGTTGACAGTTGATGTTATCGAAGATACTAAACAACAATTCCGTTTAACATCAATTGAAACACAGGGTGTTGACCCGGCTAAAGAAACAGGAACAGAAGAAACCACAAATGTTGAAGAAGAAATTCAAAAGATAAAAAAAGAATTAGCGGAGGAAGATAAAGTTGGTAGACCAAAAGACCCGGTTAGATATGGTAAAGATGACCACCATTTAGGCAGAGACCCATTAGGAATTAAAACTTTAAAGCAAAAAACTCAAAGAGAGACAATAGAAATATTCAAAGATATGGTTGGTAACAAAAAGACTATTTTGAGAGAAGATTTGGATAAAAAGTAATATTCCACAATAAAAGTATATTTATATCAGAGAAATTAAATAATTAATGAAAAATATTAAGCATTCTAAGTTTAAAAACACTGGGTTCATCTTTGAATTATTAGTAAGACAAATTACATCTGAAATAATGTCTGGCAAAACTAATTCTAAAGCTGAAAAAATATTAAAAGAATATTTCTCAGCTAAAAAAGAACTTTCTAAAGAATTAAAATTATATCAATATTTGATTAATGAAAAATATAATTCAGAATCAAAAGCAGAAAAATTTGTAGAAACAGTATGTGAAGCTCGTAAAAGATTAGATGAGCAAAAGCTTACAAAAGAAAAATACAATTTAATAAAAGAAATTAAAGAAGCATACAATATTGATGATTTTGTAAAATCTCCAATTTCCAATTATAAGAACTTAGCATCAATATATAAAATATTTGAAGCTACAACTACTAAAGAATCGTTTGAACCAAAAGATATTGTTAATTCTAAATTTACTATTGTTGAAAATATAATCAATTCATCAATTGAAAATAAAGACAAGAAAGTAAATGATAGAGTTTTGGAAGAATACAGAAAGCAAGATGAAGAAGTTAGAATGCTATCTTATAAAATGTTAGTTGAGAACTTCAATAAAAAATATAACAACTTATCAGAGCAACAAAAAAACTTACTTAAAGAATATATCAATAATATTAACAACACTGGAAAATTAAAAGAGTATGTTAATAGTGAAGTTAATTCTTTATCGGAAGGATTAAAAGATATTGGCTCTAAAGTATCAGATAAAGTTACAAAAATTAAATTAGCTGAAACAATATCAAATATAAAAAAGATAAAATCAGTTAAGAAATTAAAAGAATCTCATTTATCTGCATTAATGATGAGTTACGAATTATTAAAAGAATTAAAAGATAGTTTAAATAAATAACGATGGTAAATTATAGAACATTTAATGCAAAATTAGTAACATCTGGTTCAGCTGCATTAGTAGATAGAGCATGGGGTGTATTGCCTGTAAATGGTGTG